AATCTACAATTGGTTTATGTGTACCATATTGTTTTTTAAGTTTCAACATATCATCTAAGAATTCGGTTATACTGAATAAACAAAGACTATTAATTGTCATCATAATAACGACTTGTCTAATGTTTGCATTTTCAATAACCTTAACTAAATTTTCTCTCCACAAATCATAATTCAAACCGTCACGAATGTATTCAGCTTGTTCACCATACGCCTCACAACTTGTATAGATATCAAATTCTTTAACATCAATTTCGTGTGTGATATTAACAAGTTTTTCCAACGTCGCTTGATTTAATCCTAAGTTAGAGTTAATAGCCAATCTTAAATTTGGTGATGGATATTTTTTCATTGTTTCCATAAACGCCCAAAAATTATGACTTTGTGAAGGTTCACCACCCGTAATTCGAATTTCTTCTAATGTTTGTGATAACTCTGGCCACCACTCAAGAAATGCATTAACGTATGGGTTATCTCCCGCATATTTTCCATACATTTCAGACCAAGACCCGTCAGCATAATATGCTCCCGCACTTGATGTTTTAAACTTTTGGTATGCACCGTTGTTTTTAATGTCTTTACCCCAAGCAGTACTATAACCTGAATTACAATAACTACAAGCAAATTGACATATACGATCGAAACTTACCTCAACAGTTTTCAATGGGATGTCTTGGTCCCAAGGAATGTGTTTAAGTGCTTCAATATCCTCCTCTTTATAAATTTGACTTTTATATACACGGTCGGAAATATTATTTCTACCAATATCTTCAATTTTCCAACAATATGAACATTCAGCTGGTTTAACACCGGTTAACATCATACGACGCATCTCCTTTTTGTGTTTGGTGTTGTGAAGTGCTGATGGATTTGTTTTAATTTCCTCCAAATCAATAGGGTGTGGTAGTGGTAGGTGACAGGAATTTGTAAATCCGTGACCTAAGTGGAGACTTGCATTGTACCATTTGGCCGCACAAAAACTACAACTTATTGAGTTTAAGTTTTTATCTCTCCAATTACTTAATTGTTCTGACATATTCGTCTTTTTTTGTTAATATAAACTTTTTTATTGGTATTTTGAACTATTTCACATACTCACTTGGTACTTTTTCCAAGAAATTTGTATTTTTTGACTCATCATAAACTATACCTAAGTTATTAACGGTTTTAAAATCATAATAACATAAGATATCGTCATAGAAATTTCTAATTAGTAAGTTATGTATTTCTGAGTAGTACAATTCTTGTCCCCTTTCAATGTTAGATTCTCTAGTTAAAATTGAGAAGTGATTCATATCAACTTCACCGTAATAACGATGCTTTTCGGAATCACAATCAGGACTCGAACAACCTAAAAATAAACTATTTTCTTTATAGTCGTCAACCAAATTGTTGTCAAACATAATTTCGTTATCATATTCAAAGTTTTTATAACTAAAAAATTCATTACCTTTTCTAACGATTGAAATTGTTACTCCAGATTCAATTTCTTTTAGTGAAACCGTCTTAAGTAATAAACTATTATAAACATCCTCTTTATTCTTATCACCTTTAGTCCAAAACTCAAAACATAATTGATTTGTCTCGTTGTTAAATGATAAACCTAAGTTTTTACCCGGTTTACCAAATACCATAGAGATATTATCTTTCTTATAGTGTTTTTTTATTTTAAAATTACAAGTGATGATGTAATTTTCTTTATGTAAGAAATAATTGAATGCTCGATTCTCGGATTTATCAAAATCAGTTACATATTGATTATCGTGATGTTCATCCATATCCCATTGGAACTTAACCCAATACGGTTCTTTATACTTTATTCTCATTTGTTATTGTTTTTATAAATTCAATTAATTCAGGGTAATATTGTTCACAGACCATTCCTCGTCTTAACTCGTATTGTCTAATAAATTTGATAAAATCTTGTCTATCAGTTTCAAATAGTTTAGGGTCGGTATCATAATCGGCCACAAACATATCACGTAATCTTGTTACCTTTTCAATCTCTTGTGTTGAGAATCCTACGTCACCGATTTCTTGAGTCTTATGAAAGTTAAGACTTCTAAACGTCGAGTTGAACTTCATAAATTTAATCCATCTATCAAAGTACTCAACATCGATGTAGTCTTTTAAAATTCTAAAACTCATAAACGGTGGGTGTCTTAAATAAGAAGTATCTAAGATAATTGCAGAGTTCCAATAACGTTTAGTGTTGAAGTGTTTAATTTTTAATTTATGGATTTTTCTAATTAATTGTTCGTATGAAAACACACTGAACACATTAAATGTAGACATCACAACAACCGTAACTTTAGGTAATTGTGTCAAAATTTTATCGATATTTTGGAACGTCTTATCGAAGTCCATACCATAACGAGTATATTCTGCTTGAGCACCAAAACCTTCACAAGATGTGAAAATAATCAACTCTTTAACTCTGTCATTTTTGATGATTTTATCTAACTTAATAATTAACTTATTAACCAATTCATCGTTTATACCTAAGTTACTGTTAATTGATAACTTTAAATTTTTGTTTGGTGCCTCAGTTTCAAGTATGTAGTCTAATACCTTCCAAGTATCTTTAGAAAGTAATGGTTCACCTCCCGTAATTCTAAACGTATCTAAACTACCATACAATTCAGGGAACCATTCCCAAAACGCATTTACATATGGATTATCTTCCGAATGTTTATAGGGTTTAGTGTTTCTCTCAACCATTCTATCAATACTATTATATTGGAATGATAAATCATAAGCACCGAACTCATTAATTTCCTCCATCCATTTAGATGAATACTCAGGTCCACAATATGCACATTTAAAGTTACAAGTGTTAGAGAAACTAACCTCAGCGTATTTTGGATTATAATCCGATCTCCAATCTGATTTAACGATTTCATCATAATACGGTTCCGACCAAGGTTCGGATGATTTATAAACTCTATCAGAAAATGATGTTGAATTATCCTCCACATTCCAACAATATTGACATTCCGATGGTCTCTCATCATTCAACATTTCTTTTCTTGCTTGCTTCTTAATTTTACTATTATGAAGTGCAGTTGGATTTCTATTAATTTCTTCTAAACCAATTTTATGGGGTTCAGGGTGGTGACAACTGTGTGTTGTACCGTTATGAAGGTGCATAGTAACTTGAGTCCACTTAGCTAAACAGAATCCCTTACCAACAACATCTAACTTATCTTTATTAAGTTCAAAACCAACGGTTGACATCTTGTTTTTCTTTTTCAGGAATGTTAAAGGTTTTATATCGTCAAAAATTAAGAAATCTTCACCGCTCGAATTTAGATTATAAAAACAATATAAATTATCATAATCCATAGTACCCAATATTGATGTTTCGTTGGTTACTAAACTTTCCAAATTTCGAATGGGTAATGCTTTATCAAATATACTAAAATGATAAACATCCATTTCGGTTATGCATCTATGTTTAACATTCATACTATCCATATTATGACACCCAATATAAATTGGTTCATTGGTATAGTCATCGATTAATGGAGTTGAGTCCTCGAACGTGTCAAATAATTTAAAATCTTTAAATAAAGAATACATCTTACCATCATATGTTAAGGTAAATGTTAATCCCTTACTCATATTTTTTTCATTGATACAATCATATAAATGGTACTTGAATTTACCACCTTCTGAATCCTCATCTTTTGTCCAATATTCAAAAACAAACGAATCAACCTCATAATCATAGCTAACCCCGAAATTTTTACCCGGTATTCCGAAAATACCAATTTTGTTGTCTTTGTTATAAGACTTATCCACTTTAAATGTGATGTTAATAGAATAACCACCACCTCTTGTTATGATGTTAGTTTGTTCTTCAGTTAATTTTGGTTTTAAAAACCACGGCTTTTGGTATTCTATTTTCATTTCATTCTTACATTTATAAATTTAGTATTCGGATATAATGTATCATCTACATTATCCACATCTAATACTTCTAATATTTTATTTAACCCGTCTTCTTTATAATTTATTTTACCTTGTTGCATTTCTGTAACAAATCTTTTTTCGTTTCTTGCTGTTGTCTCACCTTTCTTCCACGTACCATCAACAAATCCCTCATCCTCGTGATGCATACATAAGAAATTACCTTCCTTTCTTATTGGAATTATGTTTTCGATGACGTTTATTTTTTCCTTTACGATTTCAGTGTTTAAATTTTCACAAACTATATTATTTGTTTTATCCAAATAACCTTCTTCAAAATCCATATGAAGAATTAAATTTTCTGTATCCTCAAATACTGAGTCAATGTCTGTAAAATATTTATCAAACATTTTTACCTCTGCAATTTGACCTTTATAGTAAGTTTGTTGGTTACTACAATATCCTAAAATAAAAGGACTTGTAATATCGTGTTTTTTTAAATTTTCACCAATTTTGAATGGTATGTTTTCTTTAATACCATTCATATTCGTTACCAATTCATCATTCACATAAAAATCCATTTGTTTGGTTTTTTTATTGAACGATACCGTAACCCAAGTCCACTCACCCTCAAATTTCTTAGCCCAATTATTATGGTAATTGTCATTTTTATCAAACACTGTCATATTAACTGTTCTTGAATTGTTGAATGATAAACCCCACGTCCACGATTCGTGTTTCCTTAGAATAGGATATTCAATGAATTTTTTTTCTTTATCACCAACTAACCATATTGGAACTTTTTCTTGTTGTTGTTCAGCTTTAAATAATATAGATATCGTATGATTATTAGATAATGACTTACTAATTAATTCATTAGTCGGTATAACGACTAAGGCATTTTCACCATTAAAATTTACCACTGATTTATTCTCATATGATTTGTAAATTCTACCAGTTGTGTGATTTTCAAAATAACATCTCCAAAATAAATCATCGTCTTCTTGACCCCAATCCCAATAATCGTTTGAATATCCGTTTGTGTTATATGCCTGTTCCTTTGTGAATAAAACCACACCTCCGAAGTATTGATCATAACCTAAACCATAGTTATATTTTGATAACTTAGTTGCAATGTGTATTGGGTTATCTTCAGGATATGAATAATCACATATTAATCCGTCTTTATCTTCGGCTAACATATCCACGTCGTGCCAAGCTATGTAATCACATCCATCTTCAAATGCATAATGTGCTGCAATATTTTTCATTGCACCACGATTAAATAACTTTTCATCTATTTGGTGACCGACATAAAATTTATGGTCAATACCTTTCTCAGTCAAATATTTTGTGAGATGTGGTATTAAACGTTCAACGTGTTCTTTTCTATTTCTATATGGTATACAGATACCTAACTTATGACTCATATTCCTACGTTAATGTGTGTTATTTCATTTTCAGTTTTAATTCCGTATTCAACAAAATTTAAATCTGATAAACCTTCGTTATATAATAATTCGTGATTTTTTGAAACTTCGTTTTGAAATCTTAATTGATTCCATCTTGTTGCTTGGTCTTTCCACTTATTACCCAAAAAACCATTTTCTTCGTGTTTTAGTGATTTAAAAAGTGAAGGTCGTCTATGTGGTATTTTTACTTCGGTATATTCGTTGATGTCATTGTTAATAATTTCACAATTAACAATTTCACCTTTATTATTATTACCTGACAAATCCACCAAAGTATAATTTTTGATATGGTTAGCATCATAATAAGTTTTTAAGAATTTACTTGACTTGTATTTTCTTAAATCGGTGTTATCATTTGAAATTTCAATTATTTCATCTTCACTTAATAGTTCATCATAATATGCAAATGAATCGATTGTACCTTTAAAATAATTTGTGGTTATTTCTCTATTAAGATTACCCACCCCTAAATAAAAATTAGGTTGTAAATTATACTTATATAACTTTCTATATGTTTCCGTCTCACCAATAAAAATACCATCTTGATAAACCTTAATTACTTTATTAATTGAATCAACAGTTATCGTTAAGTTTGTTTTATAATTTGTTTTGATATTTGAGTTAACATATAAAGCATTTAATTTCGTGTCAAATGCACAAAAATTATAACGTGAAAAAGAATTATAACAAATAGCAAAGTCGTAACCAGGAATACTGAAAACTGTAAACTCATCACTATCCTTAGTATAATTTAGTGATAAATCTTCGGGGAAAAAGGAAATAGAAATAGTTATCGATTCAAAAAAGTCAATCACATTTTTAGAACGAACATAGGAATCGATACCATTAAATTTTAAGGTTTTACCTAACCTACTCATACTCTTTAATTTGATGGTGTTTAGTTCGACGTTATTTTCTTTACATCTTAATAAAAGGTCAGTATCTTCATAACCCCATCCCCAATATTTGTTAGAATAACCATTTATTTTTTCAAACGTTTCAATAGGAAACATCGTAACTCCACCAAAGTATTCTTCGAATACTTCTCTATTTTTTTCACCTTCTTCAAGAATAAAATTAGTCGATAAATGTAATGGTTTGTCCGAATAAGAATAATCTACTTCAATAGGCAACATATCTATATCGTGAAAAACAACATAATTACATTTGTGTTTTTTAGCATACCTATAACCAATATTCAATAACATACCTCTATTGAATAATTTTGCATTGTCTTGTTCAACAATAAAAATTTCATACATTAAATTTTTATCCTTAAAGTATGTTTTCATATGTTCAATAAAAACCTGCAATTGGTCATATCTATTACGATATGGAACTATTATTCCTAATTTACTCCTCATCTTTCTTTACTGCACTTGTATGGAATTCGGCCAAGTAATATTGGATACGTTGACTCCATTCATCCTTATCGATTTCTTCAAACCATACGGTTAATGAATCTAATGAATTTGCAATTTTTTCTAATGCCTTAACTTTTCTTGTTTCGAGAGCAATTTGCTCATCTTTGTCTGCTTTTACACTCATATTGATATTATTTTTTTAATTAATTTATTCCAATTTTTATAACTTTTATACTCAGGATGTGTTAAACCTAATTCAAACATATATTCAGGATCCAACAAATGAATTTTAAAATTTGTCTTCTTTAATTCTTTGTATAATTTAAAGTATTCGTTTGAGAAAGCGTACTCTTCATTTAAATTTGCAACCGATAATACTCTTTCAATTGATGTTGAGTCCCATTTAAAATGATGTACTTGTACTGAATGTGTTTCGACCGGAGCAATCAATGGATGTGACCAACCTTGCCATCTCCAAGTTGTATGGTCTTCAATTTTTGCATAATGTTGTCCTGGTGTCACATCAACATAACCTTTCATTACACATATTTTATTTGGACAAGCTTTACTCATTGGATATCTAAAAAATCCTGCGTTTGGAAACTGTTCCCATATTGATTGATTGTCTTTTAGTTCAACAAACTCACCATCTATTCCAATTCTGTCTATAAATCCACCTCTTACAAGATCCCAATTATTTTCTTCACAATCTTTTACTAATCCACGTAAATCATTGTTTGGGTATAAATGAAATTCATCAATATCAGCAATAACAAACCAATCGTATTGATTAATTTTTTTAACATAATTGTATAATTGTGTTACCTTTTCCCAATCAAAAATTCTTTCATTAACAACAATCTGTATTTTTACGTTATCGTAATTTTTTATTACTTCTGACACATCACCACTAATTGTTGGGTGTAAATCAGTTTCATAAACCGCAATTAAAATTTCATCAACCTGATTTTGGTAATGTTCAATGAAATGTGGGAGTAATTCTGTCCCGTGGCCGATAACTGTTATCAATTTAATCATTTCTTTTATTAATCACCGTAATACCGCTTGATGCTGGTTTATTAGGTAATATATGAAAATTAAATAAATTAATCAAATTGTAAGATGTATTTTTTTGTAATTCTTTTACAAACTTAGATGGTCCATCAAAACGGTGATGGTCTTTTTTGGAATCTTCTGATATGATTAATGACTCTTCATATTTGTCATCAGTATCGTGTATAATTATTATACCTTTATCTGTTAATAGTTGTGAGTATAATTCAAAATCTTTTTTAACACCTTCATATGAATGGTCACCATCAATAAAGATAAAGTCTAATTTAATGTCTTGTAAAACAAAGAAATTATAATACGCCTCTTCTGACGTCGATTTAATGAATCTGGGATGAAAAGTATGTCGGTAGTATGAATTCTCATCTTCAAGGTCGTTAGGTCCTCCTACCCCATTGCAAGCGTCAACAACGTAGGTCACACCAATGTCACCCCAACTTAAGTTGTCATCACCCTCGAAAATTCCTTGTTTGTGTAAATCTAATCTTGCTTGTGTGATTATACGTGGTATGAACCCACCACCTGAACCGATACAAAGACAATTCTTTGCTCTCATATGTTGTATCATAGAATATACAACTATACCATCTCCTAAATGTTCTTCGGTTGCACCGTGAGTCCATCTATATGGAACCGAATCACCGTTATTGGTGGTAATTCGTTCTTTTATAAAATCTTGATTGGTTATCATCAAGATAATATACGAAAAATATTACTTAAATCCAAATAGCATTCGCAATTGATATTACTTTTGGATCTTCATTTGTTATATCGTCTCCTTGTGATAGAACGTGTCTATGAAATGTTCTTGTTATTTCAACGTCATTTTTTAATATGATTGTTGCAGTTCTAACTTGAATTTGGTTGTTTTCAGTTATTTCTATTTGATCTACTTTTGTTATTTCTGTAAGTGACATATATTTTTAATTTTATAATAAAAAGTAAGTTATTGAAAATCCGTAAATAATACCTGAAGTTCCTACTGGTGGTGTATGACTATATCCTCCACCACTTGAATCTCCTTGAATAATATAAATAAAATCTGCACCAGGGTCTATAACTAATACCCAATAATTATAACCTGAATTAAAAGAAATACCATAACTTACCGCACCTATACTTCCGGCACTTCTTACGCCAGTACATGCAAATGGTAATCCTGATATTCTCACCATTCCTGATCCTGAACCTGCTGACCATTGAATATGTCCATTTACCGTAACTTGTTTACCAATTCTAACGTATCTTCCCGCATTAATACCTCCCATTGTAAATGCGGTTGCTCCAGCATATAATTGTGGGGTCCAACTTCCCTCTTCATAATAGTTTAATGAAGTTGCTCCATTTTGGAATTTAACACCATTTGTACTTAACGACAAAGCGGTGGTCCAAGATATCACACCATCTGCAGTTCCATTTCCCGCCACCCCCATAGAAATACCTCCATTATCTTGTCCAATATATGTTGCCGGTTGTGATGAATTTCTATATGCAAAAACGCCACCCGCATTTGTATATGCATTTGAGGATAGATATAATTGATTTTGTGTATTTGTATTTGAAAACAATATTTGACCTCTTGGAAACATAACTCCTCCGTATTGTGCTGGTCCAACATATGAAATATTTGTTGCTCCTGCCGATACGTTACCTGTTATAGTTGTCGATTGTAAATTTGCCATTTATTAAGGTTTAGGATATTGTTGTTTAACTTCTTGTATTGATTGAAACCAACCACCATCTGCCGATATACTACCACTTGTATTTAATTCATGCCACAACATATCCAATTGATTACCGATTGTTGGGTAATTATTTACGCGAAGTGAATCGTATGGTACTTGGTAATTAGGATCAGGTAATTGATTTGGGTCATCAAATACTTCTGTCCAATTTTCTTCTGGTTCTCCTTGTAATAACCAATGGTATGCTCCGTCGTTGTCTATAAATTTTCTATTTGACATAATATATATTTTTAATAATAATTTCCTGAATTATCTGTTTGAACCGCAGCGGTCACACTTAATTGATAATGTGTTGTGTCAGTTCTAGTTGCGTATGCGTTTAACATAAATCCATTATAATAATGACTATTTGCATATGCTCTAATTACACAATATCCATCTGATGATTTATAAACACCGTGTGCACTCATTCCACCATAAATATTTTGTAATCCAACATTTGCAATATAACCAGCAGGTCCGTAACTCCATTGAAATCCCCACGCACATCTAATAGCTGTTCCATTTCCATAATTAAAACCAACAGCTTCAATCATATACATAGTATCAATACTAGGTCCTAAATTTAATTTCATATGAATATATGACGGTGAACCACTACCGGTAAAAAAATTATAAAAATTTCTTTGTTGTAATGACCAACTATTATAATTGTAAACTCCCATAGATTGTGCTAATTGTGCCATAATTAATAATACGCTCCTGACGTTGAATTTTGTGAAACCCTTCTTATTGACATTGGTACTTGAGCTCCATTACCCGCAACCATATATGAATTTAATGTAAAACCTAAATAATATGGTGAAGCGGTGTATGCTCTGATAACTACATAACCTGCACTTCCATAATAAACACCATCGGCGTTCATTCCAGTATAATTAGTGTTATTTACATTTGATATAATATATGCATATGAATAACAATTCCAAGAACATCTAATAGGGTTTGACGCTCCATAACAATAACCTACCGCCTCTAACATAAACATAATATTAGATGATGGATGTGTTATATTTGTTTCCATATGAACATAATTACCTGACGCAGATCCATTTGAGAATTGAAATATTCCTAATTGTTGATAACCCGATTCTATAAATGTTGATTGTGCTAATTTTGACATTAATAATAGTTTCCTGCGTTTGCATTTTGTGATACCGCAGTAAATTGAACATTAAATCCGTTACCTGCGGCCAATGTATAAGCATTAAAGCACCACCCACTAAAATAAGATGCTGCATTTGCTCTAATACAAATATAATTATCAGATGAAACATACACACCATGTGCCGTTAATCCTCCATAAACTGTTGCTGTATTTGCATTTGCTAAAAATAAATATGAATATCCAACCCAACTTGCTCTGATTGGTGCATTTGCACCATACGCATAACCAATTGCCTCAATCATAAACATTACAAAAGATGAAAGTGGTATATTTGTTTTGTAATGAAAATATGTGTCACCACCATAAAATCTATGTTGATATATTTCATACTGAACTCCGGTTCCTACTTTTGTATTTGCTAAAAGATTTGCCATTACTTTAACAAAGATTTAAGTTCTTCTATTTGTTTTTGTTGTTCTTTTATCGCTTCAATTAAATATGATACTACTCTACCATAAGAAACCGAATCAGGTAAACCTTCTTCATTTTTATTTACTAATTCAGGTGTAATCTCATTTAATTCTTCCGCGATTAAACCTATTTCTTTAACTCCACTATCTTTTTTAGTGTATGAAACACCTCTCATTTGTAGAACCTTGTCTAAACCATATTTTAAATCTTCAATATTATCCTTATATCTTATTGATGAATTTTCTGTTAGTGTTCCACCTACTGTCATATTACCTACGTTATAGGTGTAGTCGTCTCCAATATGGAATTTTAATGTTTGACTTGCTAATACACCTCCAGTCCAAAACTTATGTCCTTTACCTGATGCAATTGTTCCTCCGTATTGATAATAATTTGTATAATCAGCGGCACTTCCGGTTCTATCTCCTCTTAATATAATACTGTGATTAACATCGTTAGCGTAAATCCACCCATAACCACCATTATTCAAAGCAAGATAACCACTACCCGTAATATTACCACTATTTATTGATGCAAAAGTTGGACTATTTGATGTTCCTAAATTTTGATTAATATTAAATGTATTAGCAAACGATGTACCAGAACTACCATTAGATCCGCTAGAACCTGATGTTCCTGATGAACCATTACTACCACTAGAACCTGACGTTCCGCTAGAACCTGACGTTCCACTAGAACCATTAGATCCACTTGTTCCTGAAGTACCAGACGAACCTGATGTTCCTGATGAACCACTAGTTCCTGAAGTTGCCGCAGTGTATGAGGTACCATTAATTAATAATGAACCTGAGACACTTAAACTACCTGTGAATTGATGTAAGTCATCATTTGTGTCACCGAACTTAGTTGATCCTGAAGAATACATAACAGATGAAGTTACATATGTCATATATAATTCATCCACAGTAATTGCACCTTTCACTTTTAATGAGCCGGTGATTTCAACATTTTTAGTTGCAGACCATATAGACCCTGTTTGTGCAAATATTGAATCTCCACTAGAACCTGAACTACCAGATGAACCACTAGAACCTGAAGTACCACTAGTCCCTGATGTCGCAGATGCATATGATACCCCACCAATTGTAATTCCATTTGTGAAATTAGCCGAACCTGATACGATAATATCATCACCAAAAACAACACTATTACCACCTGAACTTAATATTTTAGATCCGTCTTGTAGTACAATATTTCCTCTAACATCAACCGAACCCGTCGTTGGGTCAATTAATATATTACCTCCACCTGAAGATTTCAATTGAATATCACCATCTGCAGTTTGGAATGTAATCGTATCTGTACCTTGTTCTAAAATCTTAATTGATTGACCGTTATCGGTTGTAATTTGTAATTCTTGATTTGTTGAACCTAAAACTTTTTGTCCATCAATATATAAAGATGCACTTGATAAGTATAAGTGTCTAAATGGATTTGTTTCACTACCTAAATCGTATGAACCACTACCAACAGGTATTAAAGAACCACTGAATGTTTGTGTTCCTTTAAAAGTATTTGAACCTGTGATTGCAAAACCTAAATTAGTTCCTTGAATACTTGAACTTACTATATTACTACTTAATAGAGCTGATGATAAATCTACCGCACCACTTACCATATGTCCACCTCTAACTACATTCACACTACCTGAAACGGCAAGTGGGAAATAAACATTAAGGTTATTGTTATCAACAGATTCTATTCTACTTGGTATGATTATATTTCTTGTATCATCCCAAACTGTAACAACAGGGAAATCAATATCTAAATTGTGGAATACCGACCACGTTGTTAATGATGCGAATGTTTGTGTTGCTCCACCGATACCGTCTCTACCACTTGTTCCTGATGTACCATTTGATCCTGATGAACCCGAACCTCCACTTGTTCCTGAAGAACCGTTAATACCACTAGTTCCTGAAGAACCATTAATACCACTCGTACCTGATGAACCGCTAGTTCCTGATGAACCACTCGTACCTGATGTACCCGCAGTTCCCGCTCCACCAACTGTTACACTTATTGTTCCCTCTTGTGCAAATGGGAAATATACACTTATATTATTTGTGTCTGTTGAAATTATTTCACTTGGGATTACTATACGTCCGTCATTATCAAATACTTGAACTGATGGATATCTAACACCCATTTGGTGATTAAATGACCATGTGGCTGCCGCAACACTAACGTTTTGTGTTTTTGTTTGTCCGTTTAATACAACAGCGTTTAAAGCATGTGATGCCGTTAACGCGTATGATGAACTTGCAATTGTTGATGTTGAACTTGATACAAATGAATTAAACCACGATTCATCTAACTTACCTGTTCCAACAACCGCACCATTAACATATAATGATCCAGTAATCTTTACAGATCCAGTAAAATTATGATTATCGTCAAATGTATTACCAAATGCTGTTGAACCTGATTCAAATAATACTGAAGATGTAACTAATGCCGTATGAATTTCTTTTGCTGTAAGTGTTCCTGTAATTGTTAAATCACCATTTACTTTAGCGTTATTTGTGGTTTCCCAAACTGAACCTGTTAAAGCAAATAAACTATCTCCTGATGAACCTGATGAACCACTTGTTCCTGAACTACCATCTGTTCCATTAGAACCAGACGACCCACTTGTTCCTGAACTACCATTAGAACCTGATGTTCCAGAAGAACCATTACTACCCGATGTTCCTGATGAACCATTAGATCCTGAAGTTCCACTAGAACCACTTGTACCACTCGTTCCCGATGTTGTGGATGTATATTCGGTTCCATTTATATTAAATGAACCTGTTAAATTAATTGATCCTGATAAAATTAAATTATTGTTTTCGTCAAGTAACATTTGTCTGTTACCATTTCTACTGAATACTAAACCATCGATATCGGTTGTTAAACCTCTTGCCGCACCAATTGTCCAATCTTCATTATTCCAATTAAAACGAATACCCGATGCGACTCTATTCGGAGTGTTAAATTCGGCCTCATTATATATTGAACTTGATGGGGTGTAAGCTTGTATGTTAGCAACGGGGTCAGCACCCGATACCATCAATGATGTTAAGGATGTTACACCTGTAACACTTAAAGAACCTGTAATTTTTGTTGAACCCGTGATACTTTCAGTACCAATTAAATTTAAACTACCACTAAGATTTAATGAACCTGTGTTTTGAGTATTTGTAGTTAAAACTTCCTCAATTGAGGTGTTTAATGACCCTGATTTGGAAAAATAAATTTTACCGTCGGTTGTGTTTATTGCTAATTCTCCTAATTGTAATTGGGAATTAGTGGGCCTATTCCCACCAGTGGAACTTCTACGTAGTTTTACTATTTGACTCATATATATGTGTTCTAAATCCTTGTGATATATATCACGGTTAACGACCTATGTAGGTCTTATTATAAATACTTGTTATAAATAAAAAAGGAGACTTTTTATGGTCTCCTTTTATTTTAAATTTGTGTTATATTAACATTGTTCAGCAGCATATGCTTGTACTTGACCTGATATTGGGTTAATATTCCAACTAGCACTATTCATAATTACGTTTGTAGATCCTGTTAATGCGTTAGGGAATGTGTCAACATATACATAACATCCAACACCAAATGAACTACTATCACAATCTGAATATAATGTTCTATTGTTTATACCCGCATCATTACAAGCTGCCGCTGTTGAACCACCATAACCACTACCAAAATAAGACTCTACTGGTACAGGTGTTGCGGTTGGTGTTGGGGTTGGTGTATCAGTAGGTGGTGGTGTTGGTGTTGGTGTTGGTGTAGCTGTTGCTGTGGGTGTAGGTGTAACAGTTGGTGGTGCTATATAACCACAAGTAGGGTCATTAAACATTAAAATTTCTGTGAAAGTACCACAAGCCCCGTCAGTATACACACCTATTCTACTGTATGTTGGATATTCCTCACAATAATCATATAAAAATGTTCCATATGCGGGACAAGGTGTTGGTGTCGGCGTTCCTGTTGGTGTAGGAGTAGGTGTTGGTGGTACAGGTGTTGCTGTAGCCGTTGGTGTTGGTGTTGGTGTAGGGGTAGGTGTTGGTGGTTCAGGTGTTGCCGTAGCTGTTGGTGTAGGTGTAGGTGTTTCAGTTGGTGGTACTGGCGTTCCTGTAGCCGTTGGTGTTGGGGTAGGTGTTGGTGGAACTGGTGTAGGAGTTGGTGTATTAGTTGCTAACGGTGCTCCTGTAGGTGTAGGAGTTGGTGTAGCTGTTGGTGTAGGAGTTGGTCCGCTGACATTTAAACAATCTATTAAACTGTATATTTCTCCATTTGGACCTCCATTAATAACGTATCTATTTCCCCCATCTTCAATAATAAAGTAATTATCTATTATCAAACCAAATATTGAAGTGAGTTCAGAATCACCATATAAGATATGTCCCGTATTTAACGATGGATATTCTGTGTAAACAGTATTAAAAACTAATCCATTTTGACATGCAAAATAAGGGTCAGAAAATCCTGCACTGTCTATTTGATAAGAATATGACACAATTGTTGGTGTAGGTGTTGGTGTTGCCGTTGCTCCTGTTACTGGTGTAGGTGTTGGTGTTGCCGTTGCTCCTGTTACTGGTGTAGGTGTTGGTGTTGCGGTAGCGGGTTGAGGTGTTGGAGTTGGTGTATCAGTTGCTAACGGTGCACCTGTAGGTGTTGGTGTAGGGGTTGCAGTTGGTAATGTAGCAGTTGCTGTCGGAGTTGGTGTTGGTGTCGCAGTTGGTGCAACAAAACAATCAATAACTGTTGGGTCTAAAATACCATTAATAACTTCTCTAATGACATATGTACCGTTTTGAAGTATAACATAAATACCATCAGATACCGTTGAACAATCTCCTAAAATTTCAGTTGCATATGCCGTATTATCTGGACCAATTTGTGTAGTAAATGATGCGTTAAAATTTCCTAAATTGTTATTATAATCATCAACAACATTACACACGTCCAATGCTGTATATGTGTAAAAAGTATTTTCTTGTCCAATATTTGGTCCATCAGTATATGTAAATTGGAAAAATAATTCTGTTGTTGTTAATCCTGTTGGTCTATTACAATCACTACAAGGAATTTGTACATTACACCATTGATTATTACCTGATGTTAAACCAGTAAAGAGAACTTGATAGGTTCCTTCATAATTTTCGGTATCCTCAATTTGTAATGGGAATGTTTGTACACCTAAATTACTTGAAGTGCCTCCTGAATTACACGGGGTAAAATAAACAATTCCCGATTCTCCGTTATAATTAGTTGTTGTTAATTGTATTGTTGCCATTTTCTATATTTTTCTTTTTAATAAATATCTATTATATTGTATCCTTTATTTTATATTTGTATTATATTAACATTGTTCAGATGAGTATGCTGTTACTTGACCTGTTGATGAGTTTATATCCCAACCTGCACCATTCATAAATACATTTGTATTTCCTGTTAACGCGTTAGGGAATGTGTCAACATAAACGTAACATCCTACCCCAAATTGAAAACTATCACAATCAGAATATAATGTTCTATTGCCCGCATCAGCACACGCGGATGCGGTTGAGTTTCCATAACCAGATCCTGTAAAGGTATATACTGATGATACAGGAGTTGGTGTTGGAGTTGGTGTTGGAGTTGGTGTAGCTGTCGGTGCTGGTGCTACATATCCACAACTCACTGAATTATTTTCAATAAATGCGTCATAAGAACCACAAGATCCGTCTGTATATCTACCATATAAAGTATAACCATCACAATATGTGCTCGTTAACTGATTAACTGCCGGACAAGGAGTTGGTGTTGGTGTTGGTGTTGCCGTAGCTGTTGGTGTTGGAGTTGGTGTACCTGTAGGTACAGGTGTTGCAGTTGGTGTAACTGTAGGTGTTGCCGTAGGTGTTGCCGTAGGTGTACTAGTTAGTGTTGGTGTTGGTGTTGCCGTAGCTGTTGGTGTTGGAGTTGGAGTATTTGTAGGTACAGGTGTTGCAGTTGGTGTAACCGTAGGTGTTGCCGTAGGTGTTGGAGTTGGAGTATTTGTAGGTACAGGTGTTGCAGTTGGTGTAACCGTAGGTGTTGCCGTAGGTGTCGCAGTTGGTGGAACTGGTGTAGGAGTAGGTGTTGCAGTTGGTGGAACTGGCGTTGGTGTTGGTGTTGCAGTTGGTGTTGGAGTTGGTGTTATACAAATACAAGCCACACTACTATATGAAATAAATGAAATAGTTGCACCAACTTGGAATACTGAACCATATTCAATACAATCATAAATTACCTGTGGTCCAATACCAAAAGTTTCATATTTTGTAATTCCACAACAATCTACATATCTAACATCACCAGCACTATCCACTTCAAAACTCACCGAAGTTACACACTCAGGTGTTGGTGTACTTGTTGGAGTAACCGTAGGGGTACCTGTTGGAGTTACTGTTGGTGTACTTGTTGGAGTAACCGTTGGTGTTCCTGTTGGGGTAACCGTAGGAGTTGGAGTTGGAGTCTCAGTTGGTGGAACTGGCGTAGGAGTAGGGGTTGCAGTTGGTGTAGGAGTTGGGGTTTCAGTTGGTGGAACCGGTGTTTCAGTTGGTGTAGCTGTTGGTGTTGGGGTTGGTGTAGCCGTTAAAGTAGGTGTTGGTGTTATACAACTACAAGGTGTTACACTATAATTTATAAATGAGATAAGTGCACCAACTTGGAATAATGAACCGTATTGTATACAATCATTTATTACTTGTGGTCCAACACCGAAAGTTTCATATACCGTATTTCCACAACAGGTTATATATCTAACATCACCAGGACTATCAACTTCAAATTGTACAGATGTTACACACTCAGGAGTTGGGGTTGGTGTAGGAGTAACCGTTGGTGTTGCTGTAGGGGTTGGTGTAACCGTTGCCTCCGATCCACAAGAATATGATAAATATTCTATAACATTTTCATACGTACCACAAAAACCATTTGCATATATTCCGATTAATGTTGTTCCTTCACAACGTGTTGATAAAATTTGATCCGCCGGTGGACAAGGTGTAGGTGTAACCGTTGGTGTTGCTGTTGGTGTAACCGTAGGAGTACCTGTAGGTGTAACCGTTGGTGTTGGTGTTGGTGTAGGTGTCGGTTCTTCTATTGTAGAACAATCTGTAACCGAAATTATGGTACCAGTTGTACCGGAAACCATAACAATATGAGTTGTATTTAACCCATCTGCAGATTTTAATTTATATAAATAATCAGGTGACGCCGGTGTACAATATTGTGATGACCATAGATATTGTCCTACTTGAAGTGCTCCACCTAAATCTACGTGATAAACTGTAGTAGTACCTGGGTCCTGACAAATATCATAGTAACTTGTTGTACCCGTAGAAGGATATGCCTTTCCGTTATAGTCATTTATGTTTGTTGTACAATTGTAAACAAATGTTATTAGTCCCGTTTCATCAACAGTTGCAATAACAGTTGTATCAAATCCGTCTGTAGATATTAATTTATAAAGACTACCATTTGACACTACTTGTGTAAGTTGTTGATCTGAATATAGGTACGTTGATGGTGCATTTAAATCACTACCGTTTATGTAAAATATTGTATTTGTTCCCACCTCTTCACAAGCACAATTATAACTTGTAATTCCAGTAAATTGTTTACCGTTAAATGATGTAACCGTAGGTGTTGCTGTTGGAGTTACTGTTGGTGTTCCTGTTGGAGTTACTGTTGGTGTTCCTGTTGGAGTTACTGTTGGTGTTGATGTGATAACCACTTCCGGCATTGGTGTTGCAGTAGGAGTTGGTGTGTCGGTTGGTACACCTGTAGGAGTTGGTGTTGGAGTGTTAGTTAATATGTTGTAATCCAAGTCGCAAGATGGATTTGGATTTGTTGTTGCTGTCGGAGTTGGTGTCGGAGTTGGTGTACCTGTAGCCGTTGGTGTTGGAGTTGGTGTACCTGTAGCCGTTGGTGTTGGAGTTGGTGTTGGAGTGTTAGTTAATATGTTGTAATCCAAATCGCAAGATGGATTTGGATTTGTTGTTGGTGTCGGAGTTGGTGTAGCCGTTAAAGTAGGTGTTGGTGTAGGTGTGTTAGTTAATATATTGTAATCCAAATCGCAAGATGGATTTGGATTTGTTGTAGCTGTCGGTGTTGGAGTTGGTGTATCCATCACTGGTGTAGGAGTAGGGGTTGCAGTTGGTGTAACTGTTGGAGTTCCTGTTGGTGCACCTGTAGGAGTTGGTGTTGGAGTTGGTGTTGGAGTTGGCGTACTTGTTAATGTAGGGGTTGGAGTAGGTGTTACTAATGAAGCTTCACAATCATTACAGTTAGAATAGAAAGTTAGTGGTGCTCCTGTGTCTGTTGGGGTATCAACAATCTTATTGACAATTCTGTAACATCCACTTGGAGTTGCTCCTGTAAATGTCATGTTGTATATGTCGCCAGCAGCGAATGCTCCTGGTCCTAAATCAGCAACTAATACGTTCAAATTAGTACATCCTGAAATTGTATAAGTTGTTGTTGTCCCATCAATACAATCCGCACAATTAGAATAAGATGATATTGGGTTACCACCATCTGTAGGTGCTGTATCAATTTTATTAACAATGGTATAACACTCACTTGGTGTTGCTCCTGTGAATGTGAAATAGAATACATCTCCAGGAACTATAAATCCTGGTCCTAAATCAACAACTAAAACATTTGAACTACTACATCCCGAAATTGTATAAGTTGTTACT